TCTTGAACGGCTTGTTCTTCTTGCTGGCGCATAGCCACCAAGGTTTCTTCCATCTTATTGATAGCGTCTAACTTCTCATCAAAAGATGAGTCATTTGCCTCAATGCTTTGGATTAGTTCCCTGATGTTAGCCATTCTTTAGCCCATTGGTCAGTTTTTCAAGAAAGTCTTGTTTTACCTGAGACTGAGCATTTATTTTGTCAGCCATCTGTAACTCGACAATCTTAGATTTATTCTTAATATCAGACTCTTTCAACATCAATTCAGCAATCTTAACCCGCTTGTCAAACTCCTTAGAAGACAAATCATCCTGATTAGGAAGATTCTTAGTCAAACTTGCAGTCATCTTAGCTTGCACTTCTTGAGGCATTAACTGAGTCTCAACCGACAATTTCTGTGCTTCAGCCCTGTTTTGTTCTGCCTGAGTAGTGTTTACAGCAATTTGAGCCTGTGCCGCTTGCATAGCCAACTGTTGTTGAGCTTGCTGCATCTGTTGAGCTTGTGGATCAGGCTGCATCATCTGATCCAATGCCGCCATCATTTCAAATCTATTACTCAAACTAGAGTTAGCCACGATTCCTTTGAGAATAATTGGCAAAACAGGGGTTTGTGGGCCAAGAGTCTGCAATAAACTAATAAATTGCTGCTGTTCGTACTCTCGTGCAATGATGCCAAGGGTTGCAGTAGGGATGAAGTTCATGTCAACAGAGGGATAACGCTCTGGATCAAACTGCATGAACCTAAAAGCAGCCTTCTTGATAAATGGAATCAAGAAATCTTCTTGGAAATTCACCAATGTACGCTTGTATTTCTTGATGATGGAGGCAACCGCCATCGACATACCGCCACCATCACGACTAGATTGAGAAATCATGCCGTTAGAGTCTAGAGTTCCTGTCGCTTGTAGCAACATTCGCTCAAAGTCTTTGGCAGTTGCAAGGTTGTTCGGGTCAGTCTGTCCAAACTTAAACGGATACAAAATCTCGCTAGGAGAACCATTGACCAGAATAGCTTTTCCGGGCTTTACCTCAAACTTCATGCCACGGGGCAAGCGAGTTGCGTCCATTGCCATCATGGGGGAGGTACTCAATGCCAGTGAATCCAAGTGGCTGCGGGTCTGAGCATCAATGGCCTTTTGCATATTGAATGCTTTTTCAACCGTACCACGACCAAGCAAGCGATTTGGCACAGTATCGTCTTGATAAGACAGAACTGGCCTGTCTTTCATCATGTATGGATTTTCTTCAGCCTTTAAGAGCATTCCATCATTGGCAATCACAACAATGGCCTCAACCATGTCTGTGTAGTCTTCTGCTGCTGAGTTTTCAGGGAACAACTCAACAATATCCTTGTTCTCTTTCATGTTCTCAAGGTACTCACGGGGAACTAACCCGTAGTAGGTCAACAAAAGAACCTTCTCATCCTGATACTGGCTTACTTCTTGGGTAGGCTCAAGGTCAGTGTCTTCACTGGCAGTACCAATGTCCACCTTACGGTAGATTCCACGTTCAATACCTTGCACAACCTTATGAATTGAAACGTATTTTTCAATAGCCACGCCCATACAGTCATCAATGCTTGTGCCATTCGGGTCGAATAAAAAATTCTTAGGATTAACAGGCATGATCTTGACAGCAATCCGGTCTCGTTCCATCACGCCAATAGCTGCCTGACCCTGCTGATTAGGAATAGGTCGAGTCGAGGGGACATACTCAGTTTCAGTCTTGACAACAATCTCGCCAATACCTGTGCCATAGATTTCAGCCATCAATTCGATCTGGTCGATAGCTTTTCTGATTTTGTCCTTCTTGAAATCCTCAGTGAGTTGAGCCTTAATTATCTCAACATCAATGGGATTCCCGTTCACATCTTGGATATTGTCTTCAATGTCAAAGAAGTCACCTTGTCCAAAGATGGCTTCCATGATCTCAGCGTGACGAGTCTCGACTGCTTGCTGAGTCGCAGGAGTTACAATTCGGCTGCGTTCAGACTCACGGGTTTTGTCTTCAGATGCCCATTGCCCACGGAAGATGCGCTCGTACTCTAGGTAGGAGGGCAGGAAGTTAGTGTCTCTGTAGTCACGCCACTTATCGCAGTGGCTAGTGATGAAATCGGTCAGTTCTTTATCAGCCTCAGTAGGCTCATAAAATTCGTTCTGTTCAAGTTTGACTTCTTTATCTGTTGCCATTTAATTCCCCGAAATAATATCTAGAGGCTCCCACTCATCTTCTTGGTCATCAACAAAGTATGAGGTTACAGCCAGTTGGTCAATGTAGGAAAGGGCATCAGGCAAGTCATCATGAACACCGAGGGCTGGAAACATCAAGAGTTGATCTTTGAATTCATCCCAATCTTCCTCAGAGTTCAGCACAATACGCCCATGCTCAAACCGTCCTTGGAGACTCCAGATAATCCTGTCAGTCTTTTTCCTGTTGCCGTGCGTCAAGTCAACTATGTGTGAATATACATTATTTTTACGCATTAAGTCACTCAAATACGGCAAAACTGCGTTTTTTAATGCTCCACGCTCAATTCCAATGCTCAAAGGTCGGTATTCCCGCATCTTCAACAGGATCGTAGCCGCAGTTTCCCTGATGTCCCATCGCCCGTAAACAATCTCTTTAACAAACCATTTGCCGTCTTCTGTTACCTTGACAACAGCAATGGCAGTCTGATCTAGCCTTTTCTTGGAATTGGCAGCTTGTCTAGCCACTTCTTCAAACCCTGCCAAATCGACAGCAATGTAGTACGAGCCATGTTCAGGTTCTTCTCCATATTTAATCCATTCTTCTTTAAAAACGTCAGAGCCAGCATTGTCAAAACTGGCAAGGTATTCCTGCTTAAAAGCAAAGGAACTCAGGGTTTTCTTGGCAGACTCAATCTCATCAGGGTCTATCAGGGGGTTGTCTTTGGTAGTGAAGTGCCACGACTTCCAATCTGGATCACTACCATCCTGACCTAAATTGTACAAATCGTAGAACCAATTTCTTCCTTTTGGCGTGCCTATCATCATACAACGCCCCTTTTTGTCTGAAAGCGAGGCTCTTATGACCTGCTCCCAAGTCTCAGGCTTAATGTCAGCAACCTCATCCAGTACAGCGTAGGTAAGTGAAACACCCCGCAAGGTATCTGGCCTGTCTGACCCCCGAACATATATCTTTGCGCCGTTAACTAAGGTAACTTCCATGTTGTTTACATGGCTAGACTGAATGATCTCCCTGCCAATGTCCAAGAGTACATCCCAAATGATCTGCCTAGCCTGACCCTGAGTAGGCGCAACATACAGCACCGCACTACCCGCAGGGCAACTCAACCCTTCTATTAAGAGAGTGGTAACCGCTAACCTTGACTTGCCGCATCTACGCCCCGCCACAACAACCTTGAACCTCGTTTTGTCGGCGTAGACTTCCTGTTGCCAAGGGAGGAGGGCAAAGTTCAGGTCAGCCATTCTTAGCCTCTATGTCTTGGATGTCGTCTGGCTCTGGCTCAATCACCGTAGTACTCGCCGCTGGTGCGCCTATGCCCGTGATGTTGATCGTGACCGCACTCCTCTGGCCTTTATCCTTGTCAAACATGGATATAGGAAGTGTCCTGTCCACGCACATCTTGATAGCCGCCATCTGTGCGGGGTGGTTGTCGTTCAACGCAATTGAGATCATCTTCTCCACAACATCCTTACCACTCGACCTGATAAGCATATCCTTCAAGTCCTTGATCCTCTGGCTGTCAGTCTTGGGCAACGCAAGCTCAGGATTCCTTGCGTACTCCTGTATCTGACGCTTTAAGCCATAAATACCTTTAGGTCTGCCAGCTTTCTTCTTCTCTAGCTGCGCCTGTGGCTCGTCTTGGATGCCGTCAATCTGTTCTATCTTCACGATTATCCTTGTGCGTTGTGGGCGTGATAGGTTGGTACTATAGCAAATTGTGAGTTGATATGGTAGATTTATGAGTGTTGGCGCATAGTACCCGAATGATTTCCCTTAAGGTTATCTAATTACTAATTCGGAACTCCCTGCGCCAACATCTCTTTTTTTCGTAGCGGGGAGTGGGGGCTTCGCCCCTTTTCGACTTTTCGATTTTTGAGGGGGGCGGATGCCCCCACAACTTTGACCGACCGACCGCACCCCCTCCCCCCCCCATCGAAAGTTATCCACAGGCAAATTGCCAGATGCGAGTTATCCACAGAAAACTGTGGATAGTGTGGATAACTTCTGTAAGCCGTTGATTTTGCTAGTGTTTTTCTGGACGCTTACAAACGGCTGACAAAATCCATTTAATACAATGTCCATTATGTTAACTCAAAATCATAGAAAGTATTACTGATTTGGGCATTCTGAGATGCAAACTGCAACCAGACTGTGCATATGTGGATAACTTCGATGCCGATCTGTGGATAACCTGTGGATAACTTTTCTGATCGGCGGATTCTGGCTGGCGGAGGCGGAGAGGGAAAGAGGCGGATGGTGCATTATTGGGGGACATTCCATATTATGGGATTGCATTTCACATTATGAAATGGTGTTTAGAGATCGTAACCAAGGCCATCATGAATCGGCAACCGACAATGCCTCTAATCCTCGTCAGAATCGCCTACAACAGGTTTATATGGCTCTCCCTTATCTACCCCTAAGAAATCATATAAATCGTTTCTAGGGCGGTATCCAAGTTCCCATAAGATGGCGTAGCAGTCCAAGGCATTCTTAAAGCCATTGGTGATGTTCCCTTTGCCAGCACACAATAGGATTGTCCTTTGTTCCTCAGTCAGCTTCCGCCTGAACTGGACAGTGTTGATCTGAGGACTCGCCATTACTTCCTCGGCGGAAGGTTAAACATTTTCGGCGCATCACCACCGCCGTAGATGGGTTCAAGGTCATCGACCATATCGTCAAAGCCTGAGCCTTTGCCAAAGTCATCACCAGCTTTGAACCTCTTGACTTGTGCGGTTGGGTCAAACGCTTTGGCCTTGATAATGAACTGGATTGCTGGCTCGTTGATGATTGCCTCAAACTCTTCCAGAGTCCAGATGGTTAGGTCTTTGCGTAGCTTCTGCAAATCAAGGCAATCGTTTATCGTTTCTGTAACTGCCATGATCTGACCTGATTGAGTTTTCCATTCCACGAATCTGATGTTTGTTGGGCTTGGGTTGATCTCATTATCTTCACCCCATTTCTCCAGATGGTCATACCCTTTAATCATCCCTGCAATTGCTTTACGCAGCCGTTCAATGTCTTTGTGATCAATGGCATCCCAAACCCTAGTCATTTGACCCCAAAACCTCTCTCTAAACTCACTGTCAACTAAAGTAATCAATCTCTCACAACCCCATTTCTGGTGATGTTTCTCTTTCCTTGACTCCAGTTCAATCAAAACCGCACTAGCTTGAATATCCCAAGTAGTTGGCTCATACCTTTTAATCTCAACTTTGGGAACATCTTTTCTTGACCGTGATTTAACCATTTTCAATTTCCTTTCAAAAACGACAAAGAGACAAAGGGACAGGAGACAAACCTCTTGTTTATAGACAAGAGGTGGTTTGTCCCCATCTCCTCGAAAAGACATTTGGGACATTTGTCCCCGTTTGTCTCGTTTGTCACTGGATAGATATACAGCATCTAATTATCCAAACTGGATTTCAACCAGACCCAATTTGACCCAATGACAATCTTATTTACGCTAACAAGACGCTCCCTTGCACGAAGCCATGCTTTCTTAAAGGCCGTCTTATCATCCTCAGTACACCCTTTCATAGACCAGAATTCGGCTCTCCAATCGTCCAAACTGACTCCATACCTACTAGTACCATCTACTTCACTGTATGTACCTTTAGACTTAATCACTTTCATTAAAGAATCCATCTCAATCCGCTGATTGTTGCCGCTACCTGAGTTATTTTTAGACCCTTTAGGCCTGTCATTTGCGATGTCTGGGTTGTGCCTGATGGCTAATGAGGTGGTAATTTCAAAGCCCAAGTCTGATGTTCCGATCTCCACCAGCACAATTTCGATGCCAATCTGGATGCTGTCTGCACCGTCTTTTTGTTTAGATACTGTGAGTATTGCGTTACCTATGACGCTAGGGTCTGCTGAGTTGATTACACTGTCTTGCCTTTGTATCTCAAGTTCAGTGTCTACAGCACCTAGCAAGGAACTATGACCTCTGAGTCCTTTAGTAACGTCTTTACCACTGTGGTGAATTACCATCAATGCACATTCAAAAAGTTCTTGGAGTTTCCCTGCTTGGGTGATGAATGCACCCATATCTTCAGAACTGTTCTCGTTAAATCCACCGCCAGACATACGCATCAGGGTGTCAAGGATGATGAGTTCAATCGGTTCACCTATCTCAGCTATCAAGTCATTGATTGCGTTGAGTAGTTCTATAAAGTCTTCGGGACTTGATCTCAGGTTGAGTTGCGCCCTGATGATGTAGAGGTTTGCGCCATCTGGACTCTGATTTTGTATCTTGCAAGCCTTCACCCTCGCGCCCATACCGCCGTGACCCTCACCACATATATATAAGACTGCGCCTTTTTTGGGTATTTTGTAACCCATCCAATCTCTGCCTGTAGCTATTGCTTCAGCTAGGTCGAGTGAGATGAATGACTTGTATGAGGCAGGGGGTGCGTAGAGAGCTACGAATGCTTTCTTCGGGACAATTGACTGCACGAGCCACTCAACTGGCTCATCTTTGATTGAGTCCCAAGACTCGACCAGTAATCTGGAGGGTTTTGCTTCTTTGACGGCAGCACTAGATTCTTTTGATTGAGGCTCAGGCACATACTCATGCAGCCTTGATGGTTGCCATACATCTTCGACAGACTTGACGATAGGACAGGCTTTTGCTAGTTGTGCCAGCAATGATCTAGACCCGTCATACCTATTTACCCACTCGTAAGCATCTTCTTTGGGGTGGGTGAGGGGTAAATCCAACACTCTGATGCTTTTGGTGCTACCTGATCCAAGTAAAGATTCAACAATCTTGTGGGCATAACCCCATCCAGCGGCATCATTATCGGGGACTATCACGACATTTGCGCCAGCAAAGTACTGGTTCAAGTCCTGATTCCAACCACCAGCACCAGCGTGTGAAGTGGTAGCTACAACCCCAAGGCTGCATAAGCTATCTGCCGCTTTCTCACCCTCAGTTATATATATGACTCTGCCATCGGCAATTGCTTGTCGCAGTTCGGGGAGTCGGTAGGGGATGATGCGGCAGTCACCTAACTTGCCTACTCGACTGCCATCAGGCATGACTCTGAGGGTCTTGTATGTCTTTCCTTTGATGTCATTGGTCTTATATCTTTGCTTAAGAAAGAGGGAGATGCCGTCCTCGTCAACGTAATGCCATTCATGCTCTAGTGTCATGACTGTCGGGTTTGTGGCTTGTGAACTGGTAGGTATCGGCTTGATGCTGGACAGGTATTCAGGTCTGTCTGGTAGCTGCGGGAGTATGCCCATGTCCTTGATGGTGCTAAACACTGTGTGCTGGTCGCAGCCACCATGACATTTGAAGAGGTAATTCCCGTCAACTGATTCGGTGATTGACAGGGATGGATGCTTGTCGCCGTTACCTTGACCGTGATCGGGTACGGGGCATGATGCTAGGTAACCGTTGCCTACTTTTTTTGCGTTACCCAAGATGGACGCTATTTCTTGTGCTGACATTGTTACTCCAGTACCAAAGACATTTGGCTTATTCTTTTATCTTGCAATGGTTTGTAGTCAGGATTCAATTCACAGCCAAGATATTTCCTACCAAGGTCTTGTGCAACTTGAGCTGTTGTCCCGCTACCCATGAAAGGGTCAAGCACCACACCACCAGCAGGCGCACCAGCAAGGATGCAGGGTTCGATTAATTCCGTAGGAAAAACCGCAAAGTGTGCGCCCTCATAAGGTTTGGTCGGTATTGTCCAAACACTTCTTTTGTTTGCGCCTTTGATTTCATCGTATTCCACAATTACATTTTCAGGGTTGTGCGGAACTCCCCAATTTTCTCGACTTCTTGTTTTAGAGTCTCCAGAACGCCTTACACCAGCTTTGCCATTAGTTGTCTCTTTGATTTCTTCTCTAACAGATTCTCTGTCGTAATAATATCTTTGAGACTTACTCAACAGGAAGATGTATTCATGCGACTTAGTACAACGATCATTGACCGACTCAGGCATAGGGTTTGGCTTGTGCCAGATGATGTCTTGGCGTAAATACCAACCATCAGCCCTTAAAGCAAATGCCAGCATCCAAGGTATGCCGATAAGGTCTTTTGATTTGTACCCTGCAAGTTTTTGGGTCTTACTAACTGATTGACCATTACGACCTTCAGGGTTCTTAGGGTCTACCCAATCACCCTTACTACCAGTTCCACAATAGCTGTCTCCAATGTTCAGCCACAGCGTCCCATCATCCTCCAGCACATTCCACACGCATCGGAACACCTCGACCATTGCATTGATATATTCCTCTGGTGTTGCCTCAAGACCAATCTGACCATCATGCCCATAATCTCGCAGACCATAGTAAGGGGGGCTGGTCACGCAAGTCTGTGCTTTGATGCCCTGTTCTTTCCACTTACGCATGGTTTCCCTGCAATCACCGAATTCGATTAAGTTCATACCACCTACCAAATTTAAAGAGACAAAAAAACCAGAGTTCTCCCCCGAAAACTCTGGTGCTGGTTGGTTCAATGTTTAAATAAACATCTCATCATCATCTAATGGTCTAGGTGCTAGCTTGGCCTTAATGGGGCTAGGTGCTGGTTTGAATTCCTCTTGCAAAATCTCAAGTACAGTTCTTGAAATAGGTTTTTTAACTGGTGCTGAGATTTCGGGATCAAAGCCGCCTGTATTGTCATCTGACAATGCTGCGGGTCTAGCTACCCAACCCGTTACGTTGAACTCAGGTACACGGGTTGAACCTTTACCAACCTTTTCGGGGCGTGAGCCTGTGTACTGCACCACGGGCAACTTGCCGGCATGGTCAACAGGAGATTGAGCCTGTATTTGTTTCCACAGGGCATCTATACCCATGTTTGCCCCTGCACCATTGGCACTGAACTCTGCCACGCCCATAGTCTTGTTGTAGAAAGTTGCCTTAAAACCACGTTTATGGTCTGCTGTTGGCTGTGCGCCTTTCTGACCCAAAGCGGCATCAGGTATGAATTCAAAGATGCCAACAGCAATGTGCATCCAACCTGTTTCAAAGTTTTCGTAGTCAAAGACGAACTTTTCCAAGATGAACTCGCCATCTTGATTTGACCATGCGTTAGCTTGGGGAGAAAAGCGGATGTAGTTGCCAGAGCCGCCTGAGTTACTGAGGTTTAAATTCACAATGTTTCCTTTTTGAAAGTTTTAAGAATGTGACAGATGTCACGGTTGGGGGATTGGGGTTGGGATTATTGACTCAAACCTTTGTCTCTGGCAAGGGTCAATCCTGAAGATATGCGGGAAGTTAACTCATCAAGACCAAGTCTTTGTTCCTTTGTTAACAGTTTCTCTGCCGCTGCTGGGGTGATGAGTTCTTGCTTGACGATCTGGTCAATGTTGAGTCCACGAGCTAAAAGGTGAGTAACAACACCTGATTCATCAGTCCAAGACCTCAACGCACGTTTGGGTGCAAGCTGCCATCCATCAATCACTGCACCTGACTCCATGCGTTTAAGGGCATGATCTCGTACCGCCTTGATGTAGTCCTCAACCATGTCAAACTTGGTCAGCAAGACGCTTATCTGTTCCTCTGTCAAGACTTCAACTGGTGGTGCTGAGTGGACAACCTCAACCATGTTTGCCTGTGCAGGACAGATTGTTTTAGCGGGACAGTACTGACAGGCAGAGTCTGAGGGTACAGGCGGGAATGCAGGGTTCAGTGCATTCTCAATCGCAGGGGTCAGGATGTAATGCTCCCAATCAACCAACTCCTGAGTTGTCATTGTGTGCTTGCGTACCTCACCGTGATGCGGTTGGATGATCCAGAGTTCGATAGTGTCGATGTCTTGATATAAACCACCAGACTCCATAGTCGCCAATGCGTACAGTTTCAACTGTTCACTCTCGGCATCCACATAACCTCTACCAGTTTTCAAGTCTGCAATGATGAGTTTGCGCCATGAAGTGCTGATGCCAATAAAATCAGCAGTACCACCACATTTGTATGCAGGGGTATCTTGGTAGGGTAGGAATTTCTCAACTTCGCCCTCGCAAGCCCATTCAACCTCGTTGTATATATTAAAAATAGCGTCAAGATATTGTTTGGCAAAGTCACAGTTCTCCTCTGTCATTGTGATTCGATCAAACTCTTTACCAATAAAGGTCATAGGGTCTGAGTCAGTCTTATAGCAATGCTCTGCCAAGGCATGAATTGCAGTTCCCATCTTCGCCGCATCGCCACCCTCAACGTAAGGCATCAAACTTGAGAGCCTGACAGAGGCGGGACAGGCAATCCAACGGGCTGATGCAGAGGCTCTGAGGTTTAGTTGTTTGATTGCCATGATGTTCTTTCAGCGTGATGGTGATTGATTAAAAGTTGATAGGCGAGTTGCCTGATTTCATGAGTTGCTGAATGACCTAAGTCTTCAGGGTCAAGGAGTTGTTTCAAGAAACCTATAGTTGCAAGGTTTTGCTTGCGTTCCTTTTCAAGTTCAGAGGCAAGCCAGACGATATGCTCACGCATAGCTTGACGTTCTTTATCATCCATTGCGATACCCCCAAAGTGCAATCAAACTGGCATCCGATCTGCCATCATCCTTGACCCTCTTGAACAGAACTAGATCACGAGGGAACAACTCCATTGCTCTGGCTCGTGAACCATCCTTACCGCCTACAACTCCCATAGCTTTGATCCAAGTCTGCGGGGTCATGAGGGTTGTCTTAATGCGTAGGGCTGTGAGTGAACCCTCTACCACCCCAAGGCTGCGGGCTAGAGAAAATACACTGGTAACGCCTTGCCCACTCATGGCAAACACCTTTTCTACATAAGCCTCAGTAGGGTCAAAGTCCTTGATGATGTCAACCAACTCAGGCACTGATACCTGACGCTTGTTCTTGCCGTTGCGGGTGAGGGTGACTGTAGGCATATCCTCAACCCTTACCAGCTCACCATCGACCACAAGGGCGATAGCACCGTTTAGACCGCAGTCAATACCAATGGTGCGCCTAGTCATTGAGAAGCCCTCTGATCGCCTTAAAACGGCTCTGAATCAGGGAATTCACCGACTCATCTAACCGCCTAATGGTGGTGACAAGTGGTATGGTTTTACCTGTGGCATATCTGGAGACTTGAGCAGGGTGAAAGCCAGCATGACGAGCAACATCGGTAATGGTGTAGCCAGCCACTTCAGCCTTTTCCTTAATGTTTTCAATGGTTTGCATAGTTTGTGTGGTCATAGTGATGGGGGAGTCTAAAGACTTTTAATCCATTGGTCAAGCCCTTTGTGATTTAATAGTTGAGTAATAGTTGATTGAATTGTAGGGGATTAATTACAGGATAAACAACTAGTTGATTAACTTCTATATGATTGGCAACATCAACAACGCAACAGGAGAAACAAAATGAAACAAAATTTTATAGTTGAATTCAACGCAACAAACACACAAGATGGTTGGTCACGCATGGAATTTACATCAATGACAAAAGCCCTTGGCTTTATTTCTTTGATGGTGAAAAGCGGTTGCCATTGCCAAATTTTTAAAAGCTAAACCCAACGGGGCGCAAGCCCCATCTTTAAGGAGTCATTATGAAACACATCATTGCAGCAACCCTTGGACTTGATATTGCCGACCTTGGCGATTACCGATACCAATCAACTAGAACAACTAGACCAATTTATGCCATTGGCAAC